AATATCCCATAACTTCTGCAGCTTTTGCTCCTAATCCAGGCTCTTCTGCTCCTTCTGGAGTTTCTCCGGCATTTGTTCCTGCGTTTACTGCTCTAGCTGCAACTAACGCAGTTGCTGTTTTATTAATATTTGCAGCAGTAAGTACATCCGTTGCTGTTTTTGGACTTAATTGAGTCAATAGAGTAGCATAATTAGTAGCAATAGGGCTTTTTCCACCATATGCTACCATTAGTTTTGCACCGTCATCTGATTTACCAATTAATTTGGCAGTACCTTTAGTTCCAGATTTTGAAATCCATTCAAAACTTTCACCTCCAATTTTAACTCCAACTTTTTCAAGAGCGGAAAGTTTTCTAGCAGTATCTAATTTTGCAAATACTGTACTTAATCTAGTAATATCTGCAATAACCCCAACGCTCTTTCCTAATGCTGCACTTGCTTGTGCCATACCTGTTGCTTTTGCTAATTTACTAGCTTTCGAGGCAGCAGATGCAACTTCGGCTCCTTTTAAACCTGCGGTAAATGCGGCAGATCCTCCAAATGAAACTATTGTTAGAGCGACGTCTCCTAAAATTGTCCAAATATTTAATCCTCTCAATACTGATGGTTCAATTTTGCGACGATATAGATTACATGAAACTACTTCTCCATATCCACCAAATTCGTCTTCCATAAAGTCTTGGATAGACTTTCCATATTTAGACTTAAATATTTCATCTAGTTTATCAAAATACATTTGAGGATCTACACTTTTCTCTGCAGCAATTTGCGCAAATGCTCCAGCGAGTGATGCAATCGTTTCTTCATCAGTTCCTGCGTCACCAGCTGCATTTCCACCAAAGAAGCTACCAATTCCTCCAACGATACCTCGTTCAGTCCAATCAGTTCCTTCACCGCCAGCTTTTAGAATTGCAGCTGCTGCTTCCATATCAATGTCACCCCATAAAAATTGTTCATTCATAATCCACATCATGAATTTAGGAGCAGTTTTATTAGACTTATCAACTTTTACAAATAGTCGGTCATCTCCAACTATTCCAAAAGCAGTCTTATCTAAATCCGTAAGTTCATATTCTCCATCCTCATAGGAATTAAAGTATTCTGCTAATTTAGCAAGAAGCTGGTCATTCTCTAAATAACCTTTAAGTCTTTCGTTAAGATCATCTGAAATAACTGCAGCCTGTTCATTGACTGCACCTTGGTAATTGTTATAAAAATCTTGATATTTTCTATCTAGAAACATATTTGTTTATATTATTTTATGTAGTTTGAGTTGTTTGTGCTGCAGGTTGATTAAACGAAGTTTTTAAATTCTCCAAACCTTTAATAAATGCTGCTTGATTTGCTTGACTTAAACCTTGTGATTGAGTATCAGTTGCTCCTTCTGTACCAGTGGTAGCCGATGCTGCTGCACCAAAAATAGACTTTCCATCTTTATAGAAAAGCATATTTCTAAGATTTTCTGGAGTCAATTCAGTTGATGCGTATTTACTATCATATTCATCTAGGATCTTTTTTCTAAATGCCCCATCCGTAAACATTTTCTCAAGAAAAGTCTTATCTGCAGTATTTGTAATCTCTGAATCATAAAAAAGAGGAGCTCCAGCGGCAGTCGATACTTTCGTATCTTTTGATTGTGCGTCATCTAAGGTAGTTGCCCACATTACTTTTTTATTTGCTGTGTCATATGATACTGTACCATTTGGATCGCTTCCGTCTTTGGTTTTTGCAATTAGTGTACCGTCTTGTGCAAATTCCATAAGATATAACTTACTATTTGCACGCATAGTATATGCAAACTTTCTACCTTTATCAGGTTTAGTTTCCTTATTTTCAGTAGGTTTAACGTCTTCTTCCTTTTCAGGTTGAGGATCTGGCAAAGTTGCTGCAACTGCAGTTTTTGTAAGATCTGCGATAATTTGTTGAGACAGAGTCGAAAGAGCTGCAAAACTTGGAGCATCAATAAACTCAGAGGTCGGCGGTACATTTGGATATTTAGGTTTGCCTTCTGCATCCATTCTATCCAAGATTTCAAATTGAATCTTTTGTTTAGTACGACCAAATATCTCGCCATCTTTTAATACTGTATATACGATAAACTTGGCTTTAAAGAAAGTTGGAGTAAGCTGTCCAATCTTTTGAGTAAATTGGTTTTCGTCATTAAAGTAAGCTTTAATTGCGGTAAGTCCAATCGTTGTGATTTTACCAGCATTGTCAATTATATCTAAATCGTTAATAATTTTCATCACGAATTTAGTATTTGACTGAACACTATATGTAATTTTATGCTTTTTGCCAGAAGAATCAACCATTACGTCTTTGCCTCTAGCCTCTGCCTCAGTTAATGAGGACCATGTGTCGAACGACTTAATCATGAAAAGTATTTTATTTTATTTATTCTCACGATAAATAATAAAAAGACGATTCAGGTGAAACTAAAGAAATTTAATGAATATGCAGCATTCTATTCAAAGGACCCAAAGAACTTTGAAAAAAAGGTATGCTTTGCCTGTTCAGAAGGCACAGTACCTGATGTGTTTACTCACGTAAACGATTCAGCCGACTCAAAATTTACAAATACAGATGTCCCGGTTATACTATGGAATAATTTTAACTTTCAAAAATCTCCTCTCAACGAGAGCTCAACTTTTCTTTTTAATTCAAAAGGCCTTCCGCAGTTCGAAGAAGTATCTTCAAAACTTAAAGGGGCAGACTTCTTGCCAAAATCGACCAACGAAAGGTCACAAGTCAAAGGTTTAAAGTTTCCTATCTTTGGCGTAGATGGAAAACACAAGACAGAGTTTAAAACATATGGTAAATTTAAAAAGGGAGAACAGGGGTTTCCTACATTTACCGAAAAGATCGTTCCTCAAACTAAATTTAACGTAATTGCATTTAAAGGAGAATCTATCCATATTCAAGAGAAAATTAATAAACTTGGATTTGATGTTGATCCTACAAGATTCAAATACGCAAATTCTGTAAAAAATATAACAGAATCACTAAATGAAGAGTATCCATTGGATTTCTATCATGTTGAACTATTAGAATCAAATGGTAAATTATATCTTAACTCTCTTGATACTTCGATAAACCTAAGTCCGTCACAAAGTATAAAAATGTATGAAAAAGCATACGAAGAATATTTTGCGGCTCACTTGCCAGGATGGTTTAAGAAGCAGATATTTGAGTCTCATGTAAAGCCTTATTATGCAAAGCGATATTATGATGCTGCTTTAATTAAACCGAAACACTCAATAGATTTTAAAAAATATTTAGACTAGTGATTATAATCAATTGTACTAACCGAAAGATTGAGACGTGTCTCAAAGAGTACAGACAAAAAGCTGATAATATATCTCAGATTCAAGAACTTAGGGATCGTAAAACATATGAACCACCTTCTCAAAGGAAGAGAAAACAAAAGAACTTTGCAAAATACAAACAAAAAAAGTATGGGAATGCTTAACTTCAATCAATATCTAAAAGAAAATTCAAAGGCTAGCCATGATGCAGCTGGGGTTGCAATAATCTATAATAATAAAATACTCCTAATTCATCCGACCAACGCTTCATGGAAAAGAGGTACTTGCGGAATTCCTAAGGGCGGAATTGAACCTGGAGAAGATCTTATGGAGGCAGCACTACGCGAATTAAGGGAAGAAACTGGAATAATATTACAACCTGAACAATTGGAGCCTTCTTCAGAATCTGTACATATTTCTCGAAAAAATGTAGAATGGATGCTATTCTATTTTATATGTAAAATAACTGATCTTTCAGAAATAGGTTTAGACTCAGAACGATTACCGAATGATATGTTACAACTTGAAGAAATTGACTGGGGAAAATTTGTTACTGCAGAAGAGGCCTATCCAATAATGACTAGAGCACAACTAATTATTTTAGATCGACATTTAACTCTTGATCAAAATAAATAAAAGAAAAAGACCGTAGATGGCATATCTTTTAAATTACTCAAACTGGCAAAAATTACATGAAGCAGCAAATGGAGAACTTCCGACTGCTGATCTTGAGTCTATTCCAGTATTACCTACTGAATCTGGTGAACGTCACTCTTTAAATCCGATTGCAGCAGAAGCCTATTCAAAAATGGTAGCTGCAGCAAACGCTGATGGAATTGACTGGGGAATCACAGATTCATATCGTCCATTAGAAGTTCAAAAACGATTAGTTAAAGAAAAAGGTTTATATTCACAAGGTGGATTAGCGGCTACTCCTGGAAAATCTAACCACGGTTGGGGTAGTGCAGTTGACCTAGATTTTAAAAAGGGTAGCGGTGATGCTGCTTATACTTGGTTAAAAAACAATGCTGCTAAATTTGGATTTACAACAATTCCAAGAGAACCTTGGCATTGGGAGCATAAGGAAAGCGCAAAAACAGTAAAATCTGGAGAAAGCACAGCAACTATATTAACTCAAGCAGACACTGTCTCAGATACTAAAAGTAAATCATTTAATGATAAAGTTGACAACTTAATGACTACTCCGTCCGTTGCCACTATACTTAAATATAAAGACGGCATAAACTATATGACTGCTGCGGATAAGGAAGAAATTAGAAAGCAACTCGGTGGAGTATCCATGTCACAGATTGATGATTGGGTTGCAGGAAAAATCAGCGACCGTGATTTTATTGCGCTGGCTGTTACTACAATGTTGAGTCAAAAAAATAATAATTCTAGCTTGCAACCAGTGCAATCCGGTATCAAATTACTTAGATCAGGATCTACTGGAGAAGATGTTAAAGAGATTCAAACAAAATTAAAAGAACTAGGTTACCTTACTAAAGAGCCAACTGGTGAATTTGATAAAGACACATACAATGCAGTAAAAGCATTTCAAACGAATGCATCAATTGGAGTAGATGGAATAGTTGGACCACAAACGTATGGTGCACTATTTGGTGATAAAGCTCAACCTGCAAAGGTAGGAGCAGGCCAACTTACTGGTGCATACAGTACTGCAAATGATAACAATCCATTTAATTTACGACCTAATAGTGGAGAACAATTTAATGGATATATTGGTAAAAAAGAAGGTTTTAGAGGTACTCAATCAATTGGCGAGTTTGCAGTTTTCGATACTATAACAAATGGTATTAGAGCAGGTATGAAAAATCTAGAGGGATATTTTACAAGAAGAAATCTAAAAACTATATCTCAAATAATTAATACATATGCTCCAGGAGGGTCTGCTGGACAATCTCAAGCAGACACTAATAGCTATGTAAACAGCGTATTATCGTATATGCAAAAAAATTGGAAGCCAGAAATAACTGCAACCTCTCAACTAGCGTTCAGCGGTCCTGCTGAAACTGATCCTGATAATATTAAAATGTTCAAAACGTTGGTTAGTGCAATTGCTAAACAGGAAGGTAAATTAACACCAGGTCTAGCCTCAAGTATTGATTCATTTGATACTAAAAATTTAGCATAAAACCTAATAATTTTTCCTAGTAGAATATTTCAAAATATTTTATAAAATGGAAAATACATTAGACCTAGCGCCAGACCAAGAAGTATTGGCACCCGTTTCAGAAACAGTAGAACAAACTACTGAAGAACCTTCAACTAGTCCAGCAACTCCACAGGAACAATTAGATGCATTGATCAATCGCCGCATGGGTGAGTTTAGCGTAAAAATCAACCATGTTGATTTAAAATACGTTAAGAATGCTATTAACCAAAAAATAGAGTGGAAGGGGCCAAATGAAGCATATCTTGTAATTATGACAATATTGACAATTGATAATGTTTTACAGGAAATGGATCCTAAGAAAACAGAACAAGTTCAAATCTCATTGCCTTCGTCAACTATTGAATCCCTTAATTTTTTCTTAACTAAAGTTACAGGAAAAGGTATGGAGTCTGCTCAAAAATTATTTTCAATTTCAATGATGTTCCGCCCAGCAATGGAGGCTATTCGTAAGATTGATGAAGAGATTAAAGTGCTAGAGGCAGAGCTAAAAAACTGAGAAAAGTAATTACTCTCTCAGATAAATAATAAAAAAATTGACAACAATGAGAGTAAAAAACTTTGCAGGATTCATGAAGTCTCGTATCAATGAATCAATGGATGACGATAATGTTTATCCAATGGACAACGAGGGAGAAAACCAATATGGTGGTAATCCTTACGGAGATCATAGCATGGGTTACGGTGCTAATCCAGAAGATGAAGAAACTAATCCAGAAGAAGCTGACGAAACTACTGCTGAAGAAGGTGATGAAGAGGACAAAGAGGTAACTCTTGAAGACCTAAAAGCAATGATAGAAGATCTTACTGAACGTATTGAAAAGCTAGAAGAGGGAGAAGAAGGCGAAGAGCCAGCTGAAGGCGAAGAGCCAGCTGAAGGCGAAGAGCCAGCAGAAGGTGAAGAACCAGCTGAAGGCGAAGAAACACCTGCAAAGTAATTTCAATATATCGCTAATTATTAAAGCGAGTGGACGCAATGCGACTACTCGCTTTTTCTTTTTAAGATAAATAACTATGATGAGTGAATACCTTCAAAATACTACAATTCCACTATTTGAAACTTTCTGTAGAAAGAATCAAGTTGATGGCAAAACAATAACTGCCGAAATTGCTGGAAAACCATTACAATTAATGGTTGCAACTACTCCTCGTAGTCAAGCAAAAGGTTATATGGGAGCAACTGAAGAACCGCGAGACGGAGAAGGAATACTATTTGTGTATGACGGAGAAGACACTCGATCCTTTTGGATGAAAGACGTGCCCTTTTCATTAGATATTATGTTTTTTGATTCTAACATGAATTATATTGGGCATGAAACCATGGCTGCACATGATGGAGCCGACGATCACAATATTCCTAAATACTTTAGTAAAAAACCTGCGCGCTTTGCAGTTGAAATAAAATCTGGATGGTGCGATCAAAATATCGACGGCGACTGTTCCCTTAAGATTTAATAATTTTACCAATTTATAGTATAGTATCTATAATCTATACATATTATATGACTGGTAATTTCGAAACACTTTTAGCATTTATTGGAGAAATGAATGCTTCCAACTCAACAAACCACAAGATTGAAATACTTAAAAAATACTCAGATGACGAGTTTATTTTTAAGGTGCTGCAATATACATACCATCCATATAAACAGTATGGTGTAACTTCAGCTAACTTAAAGAAGAGATCTGAAATACTTGCACCTGGTGAAGTATATGATAACTTATTCTATTTGTTAGACGATCTCAATGAGAGAAAGCTTACTGGTCATGCGGCAATCGCTGCAGCTAATTCCTTTATTCAACATAACTCAAAATATGCTGACTTTATTTACCAAGTAATCGATCGAAACCTTGAAACCAGAGCAACGACCACTCTAATCAATCGAGTGAAACCTGGACTCATCCCGACATTTAACGTTGCACTCGCACATGATTTTACAAAAGTTAAAAATATTGACATAACTGATGGTACCTGGTTTCTTTCTAGAAAACTTGATGGAGTTAGATGCTTAACGATTGTTCGGGATGGAACAGTTCGCTGCTTTTCAAGAAACGGTAAGGAATTTGAAACTCTTGGAGTAGTAAAAGAGGAAATCAGACGCTTGGGGATTACCGATTGCGTGTTAGATGGTGAAATATGTGTAATGAAAGAAGATGGCTCAGATGACTTTCAGGGAATCCTGAAAGAGATTCAGCGCAAGGACCATACTATTAAGTTACCAAGGTATTGGGTCTTCGATATCTTAACTCTAGAAGAGTTTGATAGTGGTACTGGAACCGTTGCCCTATCCCAACGTCGAGTTCGTAAATCATTTGATTCGAAGATTTTGGTGACCCTGCCGCAGAGCATATTGAAGAGCGCAGAAGAACTTGTTTATTTTAGAAATACTGCAAAGGAAAAAGGTTGGGAAGGTTTGATTGCACGTCGAGATGTTGGATATGAAGGGGATCGTACAAAAAACATGCTAAAGCTTAAGGAATTTTTTGATGCGGAATATAGAGTAGTAGAGGCAATTATGGGAGCACAACGAGTTATTGTAGAAGAACGTGAAGTT